CCAGCACTTGATGCTGAGCAGTCCGTAGGTGTGAAACCCGTAGTCGCACTACTTGCAGCATAAGCCATAGCGTCCGAGCTAGGACTTACGAAAATCGCTGGTGTAGCGTCAAACGGTTGTGCGAATGTGTGCGCAGCCCCTATTGTGTCGTCTTTAGCGTACTCAATGCTTAATCCCGCGCTTCCAAGCATCGCGTTTAGGCTTCCCTGAAATATTACCGCCATCTTAATTTAGAGTGGGGGGTTTTTAGTCCCCGCTCTCCGCGTAAATCGTGTAAACACGCCGTTTATTATCTGTTGCCGCTCCGCCACCAACGTTAACCGTAGTGATAGTTAACACGCCATCAGCTACCGCCGTAGTTGGGTCGTCTTCCTGTAGCATCACGCTATCTACTGTAGTCTGGTAAACGCCGTAAACAGCAAGTACCTGATCGCAGCCAAAGTCCGCTAAAGTAACGGTTACAGTATCTGTACCCGCGTCAACAACCTCACCTGTTTCGACAACTATCTTCTTAATTCCGCAATTCGGGCTAATCTCTACCCTGCTCTCTGTTCTATCAGTCATATTCCCACCACCTTAACAACACGCCGCTCATTATCGTTACCAGTAGCTGTTGTTATAGTAAGCTCTCCGCCAGAAACCGCACTTGTTACCGCTTCTCCAACGATTATGCTCCCGTCAGTACTATGCCTAACACCGTAGATGCTCATTATCCGCTTAATGCCGTAATCGGCTAAAGTAAGGGTTACAGTACCCGTTAAACCAGTTACTGTAAGTCCTGTCTCCAGTATTACTTCTTTAAGGCCGCACCCTGGGTACGCGTCATACCTCACACTTGTTCTATCGGTCATTTTCCTGTCACCACATATATCTGTCTTTTATTCTGGTTTCCGGTTTCCTTAGTAATAGTCAATACACCACTAGCAACCGCTGTCGAACCATCACACTCAATCATAACATCATAATCCGTGGTGTGAACGTTGCCGTAAACCATCATAACCTTCTCCATCCCGAAATCCGCTAAGGTCATAGTCAATGTGTCCGTAGTACCAGAGTCAAGTGTAGTACCTGTACGTAGGACTACTTCTTTCATCCCCATACTCGGCTGCACTTCTGTTCTGCTCGCTGTTCTATCTGTCATCCTCTTTCCTCCTAATTAAAATTAAAAAAACGTGGGGGGTTTCTACGCCCCCACATTGGTTTTTATGCTATGTCTATGATGCTCCCGTGGAAACTGGTAGCATCCGTAGTGTTAACACCTTTCACAACAACAGCCCCGTAGTATTTCACCATGAAGGCATCACTGTCGTTCGTCTTCGCCAACGGCTCATAGGTGTAGTCCTGTAGGATACGGTTTTGTATCTGAGCCATATCCAGCGCCATTATCGACTTGCTGCCGTATAATGTGCCTGAACCGCCACCTGCTGTAGTACGAACAACCTGTGACTGCACCATCGGAAGAGTACCCCTTGGGCCTTCGAATGCTACTGTCTGGAAGCCCCACGCAACTGATGTGCTTGGTGCTGTCCTTACCTGCTGTACCATCAGCGCCTTAATGTCCGTGACTGTCCTACCATCTGATAAGAGTAGTGAGGGTCGTCCACCGTCTTCCCAACATAGGTTTACTAGGTCGTTCACGTCATCTAGGGTTATTGCCGCTCCACCTTGGTCGTCTTGGTTCTCGTCACTTATCTGCGACTTAATACCAGCTTGTGCAGAGTTCAATACTGAGCTAGCGTCATATCCAGTGTCTGTGTTGGTGGACATACTAGTGTATGTGCCTCCTGGGTTACCGGATATAAGGTCAATTTCTTCTCTTACTGCTAAGTCCGCACTACGCGCTGCGACTTCTAACTGTTTCGCGTTAGGTGTCTGCGTGGTTGTGTAGTTCTCAAAGCTCGCTGGGGGCATAGCCGCCTGCATAGGCCCTGTAGTCCTACCTTTGCTGTAGTACATCTTAATGCTTTTCGTGTACCTGTCGTAGGTGTCGTCGTTGTCTGCAAGTGCAGCATCCTCAAGCTTAGAGCTTGCGCCGCCTTTTGCAGTCCGCTCATTCCAATCAGCGGTCATACCCAGGTTAGTAACCCTTGGGATAATCTCCCTCATAGGCGTTTCCCTGCGTTCCTGATCGACAATGTTCGGGTCAACGAATACTGGAACTAGCGCGTAACCTGCTGTTCCTTGACCGCCTGTTGTGGTTGTTAATGCCTTCAAATTAGCGAAGTGCATACTTTTAAGGCCGGGTCTTAGGTCAACGGCCATACCTGAGAAGCCCGCAGGGTCTTTATAAACCGTCCGGTCTTCCATCTCACCGAAAGAACTTTTGTAAGTCCCTAGTGTGTTAAATCTCATCTTCTTTTTCCTCCTCTATTTTACAAAATGCAAGAAACTAACATCGTTAATATCTTGTTTCTCAGCTTTCGCCACAATCTCTCCTTTAAGTGCTGGCTCTGACAGCTTTTTCTCGATTGCCTCTAATTTCTCAATAACAGATTTGTAGTCCACCCGCTTCTCTGCTTTTACTTCGACTTTCTCGGTGGTAAGCCGATTTTCGATAGCTTCAAGCCTGTCCATCACAGACTTTAATTCTGCTGACGGCTCTGCTACCTCCTCCACTGCTTCTGCAACAGGTGCTTCAACGGGTGCTTCAACATCAGCCTCCGTCTTTACCTCTGTTACTTCTTCAGTTTTTGGTTCTTCCTTTTTTTCTTCTTCCATTTTTGGTTCCTCAAATGTTTTGTCCATGCTCTTAGCAACAACATTAGTCAACCTCGCATGCGGGTTAACCGGGTTGCCTGTAAGAGCAACGTTTAAAAGATTAATGTTATTCAACAGCCTCGCGCCGTCCCCGCGCATACTGTAGTCCGTACTTGATGGTTCGATAAACGCTATACTGAAAGCGTCGATGAAGCCTCCTTTGATGCTTCCCCAAAGTTTCTTAAAGCCTTCAACGTGCGGGTTTAGTTTCGCCTTCACCCAAACACCTACTTCGTCCAAGCGTTTATCAACAACTTTAGCCACCGGTATAAGTGCGTCACGGCTGCCTAATACGCCGTATCCTTCGCCATCTGGCTTATACGCCTCATGCTCCAAATCAGCTTTTAGTGTGTCTGCTTGTTTGTAAATGTCGAGCATGCCGTCTTTGGTTACTACGTCTTTTACTTTATCCAGGTCGTAGGTGCTGATGTAGCCCTCGACAAAATACTCCTCCTCACCCTTTAACTCGATTACGTAATGCCGAAAGCCTTCTTGTTCTCCAGCATGTAAAATATTATCAGAGGGCATCTTCAGATAAGTATTATTGTGAAGTTAATGCCTTAAAAATCAGTACGAAAAAAACAAGAAATTATTTAATGCACTTCTGATAAGTGGATATGGTAGTTTTACTTACTTTAATCCCCGTCCGGGTGAATATCTCCTTTATAATAAATGCTTTACTAGCAACCGGGGACAAACTTGTTATTAAATTCTCAACTAGTGTGTTACCTTTAATCTTAGGCGTGAACATTTAGTCCTCCATAGGTAGGAACTCAACACGACACCTGCAATTCGGTCGGTTTGGGGGGGTAGTAATCCATTGTTCGTTTTCCTCGTCGTAGAAATCGTCATCTAACAAAATTGGGTTGTTGTAATATCTTTTTTCAAGTTTAATGCTGTCGCTACCTGTTCGGCTGTCATGGTGAGCATCCCAACGCTTTAAGACTCTAACACCGCTGTCTTTAGCTGCCTGTAGCCTACCCAAGTTATACGCACGATTAGTCTCTGTTCTCGCTATCATCTCAGCCCTAGCATTGGTTAGGTTGCCGTTGCTGTAAACCTTCTGCACACGAAGTTTAAGCTCCTTAATCCCCTCACCCTCTCTCCAACCCTCCATCAACGTTTCGCCTAACTCGGTAACAAGGTCGTCGCTCATGCCCTTAATCTTCTCGAAATTAAACCGGGTTATGTTCTCCTTGAACATCGGGTTAAAATCAGTAACATTAACGTCTAAGTCTATCTCGACGTTCTCTACCGCCCTAGTTACTATCTCCCCAATTATGCCTTTAATCTTCTTATACACCGCGGCAGCCGACAGTATCTTTGCGAAGTCGGCGAAAATGTTAAACTGTGTCATGGCCTTAACCCCCACCCGCCCACGGTGATAATTGTCTAAAACCTCGATAATGTCCTTCTCCCGACTCATCACAAACTGGTCAAGCACCCGGACATACAGTTCCTCAAGCTCAACTATGCTGAGTTCGCCAAGCTTAGGAAGTACCGGGGAAGCTGTAGTTAAAACCATGTTAGTTACTCTTTATTCTCGCTGTTCTGCTCGCTCTGCTCGTCGGTGAACATGTTACCCCCGCCGCCAAAGTCGTTACCCCCGCCCTTATACGGTTCATCACCCCAGTCAACAGGGTCAAGATCACCTTGGCTTTCTCGCCACTCATTAACGGTGACCTGCCCGTTTTTGAGCCTGCTCTCCCAAAGCTTCTGCTCACGGAGGTCGTACTGCAAATCTTTCTTAATGAACTCGAAGTATAGGTCGTCAAACCCGTACTCGGGCATCAACTCCATATTAACGTAATACTCCAACATATCCAGGGCGGGCATAACAGTCTTCCGCTTAAAAACCTCGTTCTGACTAATCTCCGTCGCGCGGTTACTATCCTCCGTCCAACCAATCTCGCTAGGTGTAACCCCAAAACTTGCGAGTATCAATTTAGTGTACCATTGTTGACTCTCTAATAGCTTCATAACCTCAGGGGTAAGACTTAGGGGCGTGAACTTAACCTCCTGATTAGTAACAGGAACCTTACTGCTTACCCACCTGCTCTCTTCGGTCTGCGGGTCTTTAATCACGACCTTATCAGCTAACCGGGCCTGGAACTCGTTAATGTGGTCAGTGTCCGCGTCCAACACGCTCAAAATCCCTGGGGGTATCTCGTTCCTAGTAAAGTGGTCAATCCCAGAAGTTACCCCGAAGACAATATACCGGATAACGTCAAAGCACATCTCCATCGGGGATATACCGTAGATTTTGTTAGTCTGGGGGTTGCCCATCATGTAAATGATTTCGTCCCGACCAAAGGGTACGGGCATGCTTTGTTGGTGGAAGTTATACTGGAAATAAGCGTTAACATCAGGAAGTATCCCGTGCGGGGTAGGATTAATTGTAAAAGTGTTACTTACCAAAAATCCGCTAGCGAAGAAATTATGGTTATCTTCTACCTCAATGTCATATCGTACATCGTAGGTTGATACTACATCTTTTTGGTATATTTCAGTTTCAACAAGGGTAGTTCCTATCTCAGGACATAATAGTTCTTCATGGTCTAATTCATCTAACCCTATCTTATAAGCCATTGAAGGATGAATAAAAGGTTTTATGAGTTCAACCACCTTTTTTGTTGTTTCCTTGTTAAACGCTATAGAAACGCCATCAACACGTTTATCTAAGTAAGTGACTGTTTCAAAGCCAAACTTATCCTTTAGTATACCCCGTGCATATTCAACTATTTCAGGTGTTAGATTATGAGCAGCTATAACAATAGAACCTCTTTTGGTGTATGTCCCATCGTCTTGTATCCACACCGCAAGACCTAATGCTCCTAGTTTATCAAATAATTCCTTAGTTACGTCAGGATACTTCAAATCACGATATTCCTCAAATAATATGTTTCTCTCAGTAACAAACTCGCATTTAACGGTTTCTGGATGTTCAGGTGAATACCTAGATTTATACTCGCTATAATGTGGGATTAAACCTTTAAAGTTCTTGAATTTCCACATTAGATAATCTTTCTGAGCTATACAGTGAGTTTCTTTAAAGTGATATTTACTATGTTCACTCCCTTTACCTGTAATGCAACCATCACCAAGTAGAGAACCGACTAGTATCTGTTCAAGGTCTTTGTTTAATTTGGGGCATTGAGTATATATCTTATCTCCTACATCAAGGTCTTCACTTAGCTTATATCCTTCCTTAGTCCAAATCTTGTGCATATACGCCTTGATTGTCCTGTATTTACGGTATGACTTAGCTTTTAGCTTAACCCATGTGTTCATACCGCCATTGTTAACCCAGTTAGTAACAGGTTTCCACTCAATACATTTTTTATCGAAATTCCACGATTTAACCTTGCATTTAATCTTATTGGTTACTATCTCACCTATTGGGATGTCTCCTTGGTCTGTCTCAACTGGTGTGTAATAACCTAGACATCCACCGTCGTAACAGTAGAATTCTACCATCTCCCTCCGGCCAAGTGGAAGCAGTCGGTTATAGGGGTTAGCGCC